TCCTTGGGACAACAATGCTCAGATAAGCTTCAAAGAGCCTATGGGTTCTTTTGGTATTGAATACGATGTTCATCCTAATGTAAGACTATTTGCAGAGCATTTATCATCCCCAATGCAATGTGACGATCACCCAGGAGTTAATCATGCAGGCGTCAAACTTCTCGCACCAATCAATAGCTTTACTATTTACTCTGGGATCAGCGTTAACAATTCTGAGTTTGATAGTAATGATGGGTTTAACGGACCATTGGCATCATTAGGAGTAGAGTACGGCAATGATGTTAAAGTATATGCCGAGTACCTTGCCGGCATAGAAAAAGTTGAAGATGGCAGAGCATCTTTTGGATTTAAGGTATTTTTCAAATGATCTTTGCAGATGTCTTACTTTGGGCAGCAATACCCTTTGTACTATCCACAATCTATTTCGGGATACGAAAAGGTGAAAATAACTACTATGACTCAGATGACTATGACGGAAATGGAACAGCGCACTGAAATACTTACATCTCAAATAGTAATTTTTGGTGCAACAGGAGATTTATGTAAAAGAAAGCTAATTCCGTCTCTATACAAGCTTCATAAAAAAGATTTGCTTCCTAAAAATTTAACTATTGTTGGCACTTCTCGTAGAGAAATATCAAAGCAAGCCTGGATGGACTCCCTAGGAGAATATCCTGAGGACTTCTTGCATAGACTAGATTGGATTTCTACAGATTTAGGATCTCAAGATAGTCTTAGTAAATTGCCAGAAGCAGACGATTCTACCTATTTTTTATCTGTACCGCCGGAGAGATATGAATCAGCAATTACCAACCTCAAAGAAGCAGGACTCCTCGAAAACCCTGAACTTTCCCGCGTGGTTATCGAAAAACCCTTTGGCCACGATTATAAATCTGCTGATCATTTATCAACTGTGGTTGCTAGACATTTACGCGAAAAGCAGGTTTATCGTATCGATCATTATCTTGGTAAAGATACTGTTAATAACATTCTTGCTACAAGGTTTAGTAACATTCTCCTTGAGCCACTTTGGAATAGACAATATATAGAAGAGATACAAATTTTTGCTACAGAAACAATAGGGTGCGAAGGTAGAGCACAATATTACGAAACTGCGGGCCAAGTTCGCGATATGTTACAAAATCACATCCTTCAAGTCTTAGCTTTAATAGCCATGGAGCCACCGAGCAAAATGGATGCAAGGGAAGTAAGACGAGAGAAGACAAAAGTACTAGCAGCCACTAGAATATCAGAGAACATTATCCTTGGTCAATATGAAAAATACCGTGATGAAGAGGGCGTTGATCCTCGCAGTGGTACTCCTACCTATTTTGCTGGTACTTTATTCGTTGATAACTGGCGTTGGGAGGGAGTTCCTTTTAACGTAATGACGGGCAAAAAGATGCCATACGGTTGTGTTGAAGTTGTTATTAAGCTGAAAGCACCACCTCTAAAACTCTATGAAGGAGAAGTTAACGACCGTATTGTTATGCGTCTACAGCCTAATCCTCATTTGGATATTAGTATGGACATCAAATCACCTGGGCTTGGTGATGACCTTGAACTGGCTACACTCACACATTCCTATCCACAAGATAGATCAGTAGATGGATATGAGAAACTTCTTTACGACGCAATTAACGGAGATCAGTCTCACTTTGTTCACGCTGATGAAGTCATGGAATCATGGAGGATTGTTGATGATCTTCTCTGTACTGGTGACAGTTGTCCCATTCGCACTGCTCCTTATCTCTATAAGCCTGGGGTCTGGGGACCATATCACAAAGTCGAAAGAATAACTAAATGGGATTATCCTGCATGAGTTTAAACAAAAGAATCGGTCCTCTTTCCGCTCAGGAATTAAAAGAACAGAAAAAATTATTTATATCGTTAAAAGAAAGAATAAGACAACTTCGTATGGCCGAGTATATCGACGACGATGAAGAGCCAGAAATCTTTTTCTAATGAATAATATAAATGACCCAGTATGGAGTGTAATTATAATGATAGCCATAGGGTTAGCTTGTACTGGGTACGTTATTTACTACATACTAAAGCTAGCAACAGAAGAAATGAACAAAAAGGATTGACATAACAAAATTTATAGTCTAAAATTATATAGTATAAGCTATAGTGCTATGAATGTATTTGTACTGGATAAGGATCCAGAAAAAGCAGCACAATACCATTGCGATAAACATGTCAACAAGATGATTGTTGAGCATCTCCAAATGATGAGCATCGTTGCTGTAATTAATGACTTAGATCCTGCAAAACGAACTAACGGTGAATTTTACAAAACTAGGATGTTCCGAAAGCATCCTTGTACCCTTTGGATGGGAGAAAGCTTTGGGAACTGGTCGTGGACTTATCACATGACCGAGTATCTTTGCGCAGAGTTTGAAAAGCGTTTTGGCCATCCGCATGGAGGAAAAGAAAGCCTAAAATCTTTGCTTAGAACGCGTATTGCTCTTTCTAAAAAATTACCTCGTGATATGACCGAGTTTGCTCAGGCTATGCCAGATGAGTGTAAAGTAGAAGGAGATGCCGTGGCAGCTTATAGGGACTATTACAACAAGCACAAGCATGACTTCGCCACATGGAAAACCGAAACCCCATATTGGTGGGCACCTGTTATTACCGAGGAAGAATAGTTATTGCATAGTTGGAGATCTACATGGACGTATAGAAACTCTTGAAAAAATTGTTAGCAAAGCTCCAGATCTTCATTACGTACTTATAGGAGATAGCATACATCACAAGCCTTTCTTTAAGAGAACAAAGAAAACTTCTCCGGTAAGAATTTTAGAGTATATAAAACATATGCACGAAGAAGAGAAAATGACTCTTCTATTGGGAAATAACGAAAACTACATTTTAGAAAACTTAGTAACAAGTGAAGAGAATATAATTAAGAAAGAGACTCGGTACACTTTAAAATGTCTAAGAGAACTTGATTTTGATACAAGGTTAAGTATTATATCTTGGTTAGCTCGGTGCCCTCTTACTGCCACGATTAAATCAAATAAAAAAACCTATCGACTAGGCCACGGACTTTACTACGACAAGGTAACAAAA